CTGCTCGGAAAGAGCCGCTTTGACGAACTCCTGTCGGCTTATATCGAAAAGCCACAGGGTAAACCCACACTTGTACCGGAAAGCGACAAACGCCCGGTCATGAATAATGCAAAAACTGATTTTATGGAGGAAAACGATTATGAGTAAGAATGTAAAACCTGTAAATCCGATGAAGGTCATCACTGGCCCTGAAACCCGCTGGAGCTACGCAAATGTATGGGAGCCTAAGTCCATCAATGGTGGCACTCCTAAGTACAGCGTCAGCTTGATTATCCCCAAGTCCGACACTCGCACCGTTGCCAAGATTAAGGCCGCTATCGAAGCTGCCTATAAGGAAGGCGAAGCGAAGCTCAAGGGTAACGGCAAGACTGTCCCTGCACTCTCCGTTTTGAAGACGCCTCTTCGTGATGGCGATTTGGAGAGACCTGACGACGCAGCCTACGCAGGTTCCTACTTTGTTAATGCGAATGCAACGAATGCTCCCGGCATTGTGGACGCAGACCGCAATCCTATCATGACCCGTTCCGAAGTCTACTCCGGTGTTTACGGTCGTGCCAGCATTACCTTCTACGCTTTTAATAGCTCAGGTAACAAGGGCATCGCCTGCGGCCTCAACAATCTGCAGAAGATTCGTGACGGCGAGCCTCTCGGTGGCAAGGCCAGCGCTGAGTCCGATTTTAACACGGATGAAGACGAGGATTTTCTTGACTAATCACCTTATTTCCCGGCAGGGCGGCGGAGCAATCTGTCGCCCTGTTTGGGTATGGAAAGGACGTGACAACGTATGAAAACACTGAGTATTGATATAGAAACTTACAGCAGCACTCCCTTGCAAAAATCCGGTGTGTACCGTTATGTGGAGGCTGACGATTTTGAAATTCTGTTATTTGGCTATAGCGTGGACGCCGGTCCGGTGCAGGTGGTCGACCTCGCCTGCGGAGAGCATATTCCAAATGAAGTCCTGCAGGCACTGGAAGATGAGACGGTCATCAAGTGGGCCTTCAATGCCACCTTCGAACGCATCTGCCTCTCTCGTCACTTGGGCTATCCAACTGGCGATTATTTGAATCCCGAAAGCTGGCGCTGCTCTATGATCTGGGCCGCTACGATGGGATTACCATTATCTCTGGAAGGCGTCGGAGCCGTTCTTGGCCTTGAGAAGCAAAAGCTCACAGAGGGCAAAGACCTCATCAAATATTTCTGCCAGCCTTGCGCTCCTACCAAAACCAACGGCCAGCGCACCAGAAACAGTCCGTTCCACGCACCGGACAAATGGGATGCCTTCAAGAAATATAACCTTCGAGACGTGGAGACTGAAATGGGCATCCAGCAGCGCTTGGCAAAATTCCCGGTATCACCAGCAGTCTGGGAGGAATATCACCAAAGCGAGGATATTAACGATAACGGTGTGCGTCTGGATATGGAGCTGGTGGCGCAGGCGATTGAATTGGATACGATTTCCCGTCAGAAGCTAACTGCCTCTATGAAACACATGACTGCTTTAGAAAATCCCAACAGCGTCCAGCAGATGAAGCAGTGGCTTTCCGACAACGGTATGGAAACTGACAGTCTCGATAAAAAGGCCGTGAACGAGCTTCTGAAAAAGGCACCACCGGAACTGGCTGATGTGCTGGTGCTGCGTCAACAGCTGGCAAAGTCCTCCGTCAAAAAATATCAGGCGATGCAGAACACAGTATGCGCCGATGGTCGTGCCAGAGGTATGTTCCAGTTCTACGGTGCCAACCGAACCGGTCGTTTTTCCGGTCGTAATATTCAGCTACAAAATTTACCGCAGAATCATCTGCCAGATCTGGCCGAAGCTCGTGCGCTTGTCCGCTGCGGTGACTTTTCTGCAGTGGAACTGCTATATGAAGATGTGCCAGATACACTTTCTCAGCTTATCCGCACAGCCTTTATTCCCAGAGATGGCGCTCATTTTCTCGTGGCAGACTTTTCTGCAATCGAGGCCCGTGTCATCGCATGGTACGCTGACGAAAGCTGGCGACAAAAGGTCTTTGAACAAGGCGGCGATATTTACTGTGCCTCTGCCAGTCAGATGTTTAAGGTCCCGGTCGAGAAGCACGGCATCAACGGGCATCTCCGTCAAAAAGGTAAAATTGCTGAATTGGCGCTCGGCTATGGCGGCAGTGTCGGTGCGCTCAAAGCAATGGGCGCTCTTGAAATGGGTCTGGCCGAAGACGAACTTCCTCCATTGGTGGATGCGTGGCGACAGGCTAATCCAAAAATTGTCGAATTTTGGTGGGCTGTTGATCGTGCAGTTATGGAAGCCGTGAAATATAAGCACACCACCAGCATTTACGGACTGACCTTCTCCTGCAGAAGCGGCATGCTGTTTATTACGCTTCCCTCTGGTAGACACTTGGCATATGTAAAACCCAAGGTCGGCATTAACAAATTCGGTGGAGAATGCATCACCTATGAAGGAGTCAGTGCTACGAAAAAATGGGAGCGCCTCGACTCCTACGGGCCAAAGTTCGTCGAAAACATCGTACAAGCCACAGCTCGTGATATCCTCTGCTACGCTATGGGGACACTGCGCTGCTGCAGTATCGTTATGCATGTCCATGACGAAGTGGTCATCGAGGCAGACCCACGCATGTCTTTGGAGGCTGTTTGCGAACAGATGGGCCGCACCCCACCGTGGGCCAAAGGCTTATTACTTCGAGCTGACGGGTACACCACAGATTTTTATAAAAAAGATTAAAAAGTCTTCGTCAAAACGGAGCGTTCATCTCCAAAGGGTATTAGAGGTGGACGCTCTTTTTCTATGCCCACCGGAAAGGAGGATTCGTGTTTTGAGTATCAGCAAATTCAACAGCGAGGGATATTTTGACCCGACGGCTCACGGCGCGCTCACTGCAATTGAAAAAGAGGAACGCTCTCTTCGTGCTTTCAGGCCCATCGTTTATATCTGCTCTCCCTATGCCGGAGATATTGATGCAAATGTGGATGCCGCCAGACGCTACAGCCGATTTGCCGTAGAACAAGGATATATCCCCATCGCACCTCACTTGCTGTTTCCGCAGTTTCTGAACGATGCAAACCCGAAGGAACGCCAGCTTGGTCTGTTCTTTGGAAATGCCCTGATGAGTAAATGCTCTGAAGTCTGGGTATTCGGCAGTCATATTTCGGCGGGCATGGAAGCAGAAATCGAAAGAGCCAAGTGGAAAAATTACCGCTTACGCTATTTCACCGAAAATTTGAAGGAGGCTTAAACCTATGTATGAAGTAATCGAAAAAAGAAAAACGCTGCCGGACGGTACTGAAATCTCTACCTATACCCGTGAAGTAATCAGCGCCAACATTCTCGAAGTGGAAGCTGGCACTACCGGTTATATGGGCGGCGATAGCGGCCACGGTGGTCGCACCTATTTTCGTATTCAGGACAGTGCCAGCACCGATATGGAGGTCCGCACTTTTGTGGATAGACACGGGTGTAATGGCTTTGAAGTATTCCTCGGCGGAGACTGTGAGCTGGAGACTACGATTCGTGCGCTCAAGTTCATCACCAAGGTGCTGGAGGAGGAATCTCAGGAGGTGTATGACTAATGTTCACCATTTATTCTGCTGACGTTACCGGCAATCCCGGCAACTGCTCATACCCACATAAGCATGTGATTTTGGATGAGATCTGCCTGAAGGCTGCAATCAACCGTGACTATGTCTGCGCCGAATACCGCAACAGTTATCGCAACGGCGACAATTTCCTCGGCAGCGACTGTCTGCCGGTGGATTGTGATAACGACCATTCTGAAAATCCTGCGGACTGGATGACACCGGAAGATGTGATGCAGGCATTTCCGGGCGTTACCTTTGCTGTTCATTACAGCCGTTTCCACAACCGTGAGAAAAACGGCAAACCCGCAAGACCCAAGTTCCATGTGCTGTTTCCCATCGAATATTGCACCGATGCTTCTTTGTACAGCGATATGAAAAAGCTGGTCAATTCTATCTTCCCATACTTCGATACGCAGGCGCTGGATGCGGCCCGTTTCTTCTTTGGTACGGCTGCTGCCGAGGTTGCCATTTATCCCGGACGCATGAACCTGACCGAATTTCTGAACGAGGACTTGTTCGACGAATACCTGCCGCAGGGCAACTTCGACACTTCCGTTATCCCGGAAGGAAGTCGTAACGCTACCATGAGCCGCTTTGCCGGTCGTGTTATCAAGAAGTACGGCGATACTGAAAAGGCTTACCAGACCTTCTTGGAGGAAGCCGCCAAATGTGTCCCTCCGTTGGACAACGCAGAGCTTTCTACCATCTGGCATTCTGCGCAGCGCTTTTATACGAAGCTCTCTCAGCAGGACGGATATGTGGCACCGGATGTTTATAATGACCCATCCTGTTACAAGCCGGACGACTATTCCGATGTTGGACAGGCCGAGGTGCTGGGAAAATACTTCTCCAGCGAACTGCGCTATTCTCCCGCCACACACTTTATCCGCTACTCCGACCACTACTGGCAAGAGTCCGAACCGGGCGCTCAGGCTGTTGCCCACGAACTGACCCGTCGCCAGCTGAAGGAAGCTGGAAACGAACTTTTGGAAGCACTCACCAAATTGAAGAACACCGGCGCACAAACCATTCTGGACAGTACATCCAAGTCTAAAGCCGAACAGCTGATGAATGACCAGCAGTTAGAAGCCTATCAGGATTTTCTGGCAGCAAAGTCGTATCAGGCGTTTGCCATTAAGCGTCGTGATTCCAAGAATATCACCTCTACGCTTAGAGAGTCCCATCCTATTTTGGAGATTTCTCCGAGAGACTTGGATTCGGACCCGTTTGCCCTCTGTACACCTGAAGCCACCTACGATCTTCGTAAAGGTCTGGCTGGGGCCAGAGAACATTCGCCGGAGGACTTCATTACCAAAATTACATCCCTCTCGCCAAGCCAGAAAGGTCAGCAGATTTGGCTTGATTGCCTTGACCTGATCTTCCAAAGTGACCAGTCCCTGATTGACTATGTGCAGATGATTTGTGGTCTGGCAGCCATCGGCAAGGTTTATGTAGAAGCACTGATTATTGCCTATGGCGATGGCCGCAATGGTAAGTCCACTTTCTGGAATGCGGTCTCTCGTGTGCTGGGTCTTTACAGCGGCAACATCTCTGCAGATACGCTAACTGTTGGATGCCGCAGAAACATCAAGCCGGAAATGGCCGAGGTCAAAGGCAAGCGTCTGCTCATCGCAGCAGAAATGCAGGAAGGTTCCCGTCTGAACGACTCCACCGTCAAGCAGCTTTGCTCCACCGACGATGTGTTTGCGGAGAAAAAGTATAAAGACCCGTTCTCCTTCAAACCTTGTCACACGCTGGTCCTGTACACAAATCACCTGCCTCGTGTCAGTGCATCCGATGATGGTATCTGGCGTCGTCTGATCGTCATTCCGTTCAATGCAAAAATCACCGGTAAGAGCGACATCAAAAATTACGGTGAATACCTGTTTGATAATGCAGGTGAAAGCATTCTGGCGTGGGTCATCGAAGGTGCTAAAAAGGTAATCGAGCTGGACTACCAGATTCCGGTTCCCGCATGCGTCCAGAAAGCCATCGATGAATATCGCAATCAGAACGACTGGTTCGGACACTTCCTCGCTGACAAATGTGAGGTGGATGATTCCTATAAGGAAAGCTCCTCGGCTCTCTATCAGGCATACCGCAACTACTCGATGGACTGCAACGAGTATATTCGCAGCACGGCTGACTTCTACTTTGCGCTGGAGAAGGCTGGTTTTGAGCGTATCAAAGTCCATAACAAGCGCTACTTTAAGTGCCTGCGTTTGAGAGCTGATGATGGCGCTGATGAAGATTTCCTGAACTGACAAAACCGTATGGGTAACCTCCATTAAGGTCATATACAAAAATTCTCTTAGGACTATAAAAATCAGTACAAGAAAAAGTTATGTATCTGACATTCAGGGAGGTTACCCATTCTTCAAAATTAACGCTGACGGAGGTAAGCGATGTTAGAAAAAACCATAGAACAGAAATTAACCGTGATGGTTAAAAAGGCTGGTGGCATCGCCGTGAAGTTCGTGTCTCCAAGTTTCGCTGGAATGCCCGACCGCCTTATATTACTACCTGATGGCCTTATCGCTTTTGTAGAACTGAAGGCTCCCGGAAAGCACCCACGCCCATTGCAGGAAGCACGACACCGGCTGCTTCGCTTCTTGGGATTTAAGGTCTATGTAATAGATAAGCCAGAACAGATTGGAGGGATGCTGGATGAACTTCGAGCCACATAATTATCAGACCTATGCCATCGATTATATTGAAAACCATCCTGTATCTGCAGTTCTCCTCGATATGGGTCTGGGGAAAACAGTCATCTCCCTGACTGCTATCGCAGACCTGCTGTTTGACAGCTTTCTGGCTCACCGCATTCTGGTAGTCGCTCCGCTACGTGTGGCCCGTGATACTTGGCCTGCAGAGCTGAAGAAATGGTCTCACCTAAAGCACCTGACTTTTGCCGTTGCTGTTGGAACGCCAGCAGAACGAAAAGCTGCGCTGATGGCCGGTGCCGACATCACCATTATCAACCGTGAAAATGTGCAATGGCTGATCGAGGACAGCGGTTTTCCTTTCAACTACGACACCGTGGTTATTGACGAACTGTCCTCTTTCAAAAATCACCAGTCAAAACGCTTCAAAGCCTTATTGAAGGTGCGACCTAAGATAAAGCGCATTATTGGCCTGACCGGAACACCAAGCTCCAACGGCCTCATGGATTTGTGGGCAGAGTTCCGACTGCTGGATATGGGCCAGCGCCTTGGCAGGTTCATTACACAGTATCGCAACAACTACTTCATGCCGGACAAGCGTAATGGCCAAATCATCTACTCCTACAAACCGCTGCCTTATGCAGAGGAATCCATCTATAAACAGATTTCGGATATTACGATTTCCATGAAAAGTACCGACTATCTGCAGATGCCGGAGTTAGTATCTTCCCAATATGAAGTGCATCTCTCCGAGGATGAGAAAAATCGCTACGAGCAGTTGAAGGCAGAACTGGTATTGCACCTTTCTGACGAGGAAATCACTGCTGCCAATGCCGCCTCTCTGACCGGAAAATTGGTGCAGCTGGCCAACGGTGCCATTTATACCGATACCGGCGATGTAGTGGAGTTCCATGACCGCAAGTTAGACGCTTTGGAGGATTTGATTGAAGCTGCCAATGAAAAACCCGTGCTGGTGGCCTACTGGTTTAAGCACGACCTGCAGCGCATCAAAAAGCGCTTTGCTGTCCGGGAGCTGAAATCCAGTAAGGATATTGAGGAGTGGAACAACGGTAAAATCCCGGTAGCAGTCATCCATCCAGCTTCTGCCGGTCACGGACTCAATCTTCAGGCCGGTGGCTCCACGCTTATCTGGTTTGGGCTGACATGGTCCTTGGAACTTTACCAGCAGACCAACGCCCGTCTCTGGCGACAGGGACAAACCGACCGTACCGTGGTGATCCAGCACATCATCACAAAAGGCACCATCGACGAGCGCATCTTAAAGGCCCTCTCCCAGAAAGAGCTGACACAGAACGCCCTAATTGATGCCGTAAAAGCCAATCTATGACAATCTACGACAAAAATCGACAATCCGAGGACTATCAAATTTTCGGAGGTGCGATATGACCGCAAAAGAATATTTAATGCAAGCCAAGTTTCTGGATATGCGTATCAATTCCAAAATCCAGCAGGTTGAGGCTCTAAACGACCTTGCTACCAGCGCCAGTTCGGTGCTGACGGGTATGCCTCGCAATCCCAATAAGGCCACATCCAAAATGGCCGATGCTGTTTGCAAGATTGTGGACCTGCAGGCCGAAATCAACCACGACATTGATGAGCTGGTGGATTTGAAGAAAGCTATCTCTTCCACCATCAAAGCTGTCCCAAGTCCTGAGCTTCAGACCTTGCTGGAGAAGCGTTATCTGTGCTTTCAGTCTTGGGAAGTCATCGCCGTGGATATGGGCTACAGCATGCACCACTTGTACAAGCTCCACAATCAGGCACTTGATATTTGCGATGGTCTTCTGAAACAGGATACCTAAAGACATAGAATGATACCTGCTTCCTGTGATATTATTATAATAGCGAAAAGCGAAAATCAGGAACGAGCCTTGTGGGAGCAATCCCGCAGGGCTTTTTCTATGCCCACGAAGGAGGTGAACCGATGCCTAAGAAACCGAAGCGACCGTGTTCCTATCCCGGCTGTCCAGAGCTTACGGATGGCAGGTTTTGTCCGGAACATGAGAAGCAAGAGAACAAACGCTACGAGAAGTACGACAGAGACCCTGCTGTACGCCGTCGTTATGGCCGTGCTTGGAAGCGTATCAGAGACAGCTATGTGCAGCAGCATCCTTTGTGCGAGCTGTGTCAAGAGAAAGGTCTGCTTGTTCCTACGGAAGAGGTCCACCATCGCATCCCGCTTTCGGAAGGCGGCACACATGCACGAGATAATCTCATCGCCTTGTGTAAGTCTTGCCATGCCAGAATCCATGCAGAGCGAGGTGATCGTTGGCATAACCACGACCGGTAGGGGCGGGTCAAATCTCTGTGACCTTCATGCCGTGCAACGGGCGTGGGGTCTCACGCACAAATTCGCAATTTCAAACAGGGTATATAGGCCCTGCCAAAGGAGGTGTTGTAATTGGCTAAGGACGGTACCAACCGTGGCGGCGCTCGAATGGGCGCAGGAGCCAAAAAGAAGCCCTTAGCTGACAAAATCGCTGAGGGCAATCCGGGCAAACGCACATTGACTGTCATTGACTTCGATAACCAATCGGTCGATTTGGAAGGTCAAGCGATGCCCAAGCCATCCAAGCTCCTGTCCGCCAAACAGAAGGATGGCAAAAAGCTGGTCGCAGCTGATATTTACAAAAAGACATGGGACTGGCTCC